AAAAACTTTTGGGTCTGAAGAGTTAAGAGAAACACCAGATATAAGAAGATCAAAGATACATTTCATTCAAAGAAATCAAGAAACTGGTTGGATATTCGATAGATTTAATAACGCTATAAAAGGAATAAACGACGAGTTTTATGGTTTTGATTTAAACGGTTATAATCAAATTCAATACACTGTTTATTCTGCAGAAGATCAAGGAATGTATGATTGGCACATGGACACCTTTCTAGGTAGAAATGACAATAAAACTGAAGACACTAGAAAAATGAGTTTAGTGATGTTATTGTCTGACCCAAGCAAAGATTTCGTGGGCGGAGATTTTTTGTTGAATTATTCCCGTGAAGATAATGCAGAAGTATTACCTTTGTCTAAAGGAAGAATCGTCGCTTTTCCTTCGTTTCTTTTGCATAAAGTCAAGCCAGTAATTAGAGGGGTCAGAAAATCTTTAGTGATTTGGGTAGAGGGACCAAAATTTAAATAATTAGAGGATTTTATTATGAGATATAATTGTATATCTAACGAACCTTATGAAAGAAGTCATGTAACTTATCCTTATGTTTGGTGGGAAAATTCTTTTAACGAAGAAGAAATAGATTCTATAGTTGGTATTTGCGATAATAAAAGGTCAAATAATTATTTCAATAAAATAAATTTCTTCCATAAAGAAGAAGACACTTTTTGGATCTTTAATCGTTTAAATAATGTAATATCATGTATCAATAATGAGTTTTATGGCTTTGAATTGAATGGTTATAAAACGTTTCAATACGGGGTTTACGATCAAGAAAACAAAGGTAGCTGCGATTGGCATATGGATATTGTTTTAGAAGATTTTCCAAACGCTGAATCTCTAAAAAAAGAAACCAGAAAACTTACTTTGATCATGGCTTTGAATCAGCAAGATATAGATTTTGAGGGCGGAGAAATTGAGTTAATTATGGGCTCTGTAGAAAGACCAGTAAAGATTAATTTAGACAAAGGTAAAGTTATTGCGTTTCCTTCTTGGATGAATTACAGAATAAAACCTGTTACCAAAGGGGTCAGAAAATTTATCGCTGTTTGGGTGGAGGGTCCAAAGTTTAAATAAATACATTAAAAGAACCATAGGGGAAAGGGAACCATGGCTAATAACGATTTCGTAGTAAAAAATGGTCTTATTGTAAATACCAGCCTTCTTTCTGTTAGAAACGGGAAGGTTGGTATTGGCACATTGACTCCAGGTCAAGTCCTGACAGTTAATGGTAATTCTGAAGTTTTCGGATGGGCCAATGTTGTTGGTAATTTCCAAGCTACAGGAAACGCTACTTTAAATGTGGCAACAGTTTCTACTGCAAATGTTACTGGTAATTTAAATGTTGTTGGCGCTACTACGTTTGCTAATTCAATAACAGTTACTGGTCAAGCCACTTTCTCCAATCAGATGAGTTTCAGTGGTAATGGTTCGTTTAGTGGACCTTTGAACGTAAACGGGGCTGCAACTTTCGCTAATACATTAACAGTTACTGGAGCTGTTACTTTCTCCAATCAGATGAGTTTTAGCGGTAACGGTAGTTTCAGTTCTGATATTAATGTTACTGGAAGCGCTGTTATTGGCGGAACTCTTAACGTAACAAGTTCTACTACAAATCTTAGACTCGTTAATATGAGTAACAACGTCACTATTTCTGGCGTTACGACTATGAACACCTCAGTAACAACTGGTGTTTCTCAGATTCAGTCTCTTGGCGTTGGAACACCAGCCTCTGGAACAACTGGCGAAATTCGTGCCTATAATAACATCACTGCTTATTATTCTTCAGATGCTTCTCTTAAAGAAAACGTGTCAAACCTTTCAAACGCACTAGAAAAAGTTCTATCTTTGGATGGTGTGGAGTTCGATTGGACAGACGAATATATTAAAGAGCACGGCGGCGAAGATGGTTATTTCGTTCGTAAACACGACGTTGGTGTTCTTGCTCATCAGATCGAAGCGGTTCTGCCAGAAGCAGTCGCTACTAGACCAGATGGAACTAAAGCCGTTAAATATGAAAGAATCGTTCCTTTGTTAATTGAGGCTATCAAACAATTAAACGAAAGAATCAAGTAACATGGCTGTACCAACATCAAGAGCAGAGTTCACCGAATATTGCCTTAGAAAACTAGGCAAGCCAGTTATTGAAATCAACGTTGACGAGGACCAGGTAGGCGATCGTATCGACGAGGCTCTACGTTATTATTGGGATTATCACTTCGATGGTTCGGAAAAAACTTATTATAAAAAGGTAATTACCCAAACCGATATCGATAACAAGTATATCACAATGCCAGAAAACATTATTGGTGTTGTTAATATATTCGATCTTGGTTCTGCTTTAGGGTTGAACAACCTATTCAATATTCGTTATCAGATCGCTCTTAACGATCTTTACACCCTTACATCGGTTTCTATGGTTCCATATTATATGGCCATGAATCATGTTCAGTTCCTAGAACAGATGCTGGTTGGTAAACAACCATTGAGATATAACCGTCATGTCAATAAACTTTATATTGATATGTCTTGGGATCAGGTCGCTGTTGACAACTATCTTATTGTTGAAGCGTATCAGGTCGTCGACCCTGCCGTTTATACTGATGCTTGGGGCGATCGTTGGCTTGCTAGATATGCTTCTTGCCTTATTAAACAGCAGTGGGGTCAGAATATGAAGAAGTTCCGTGGAATGAAACTTCCAGGCGGAATCGAGTTCAATGGACAGCAAATTTATGATGAAGCGACTGCAGAAAGACAGCAGCTTGAACAGGAAATGATTTACACATACAGCTTGCCTGCAACTGATATGATCGGATAATCATGGCCACTAATTTCTTCTTCAATAACTTCCAAGCATCGCAAGAACAACTACTTCTTGAAGATTTAGTTATTGAAGCAATTCGTATTTACGGTCATGATGTATATTATATTCCTCGTAAATTAAATAATTACGACGAAGTTTATGGCGCTGATGATGTTTCTAGTTACGAAGTCGCTTATCCAATAGAAATGTATATCAAATCTATTGATGGGTTTACTGGTGATGGAGAATTCCTATCAAAATTTGGCGTTGAAATACGCAATCAAGTTGTATTCTCTATTGCTAGAAGAAGATTTAGCGAAGACGTTGGCGAATATACTACTCAAGTGAGACCAAACGAAGGTGATATTATATATTTCCCGCTAAATCAACGTTGTTTTGTTATTCGTTACGTTAACAAATATGAAATGTTTTATCAGTTGGGCGCTTTACAAACATGGGAAATGACTTGTGAAGTGTTTGATTACGCTGGAGAAAAATTCAGCACAGGCATACCAGAAATTGATATCATCCAACAGAACTATAGCACTAATGTTCTTGATTGGACAATTAATGACGAATTCGGTGGAGAAATTAAGACTGAAGATGACGATTATCTAATTCTAGAAGGCAAATCTGCATCAGACCTTGTTATCGCTGACGACGGCGACGAGATCCAAAGAGAATCAGATCTGTTCGTTGACTTTACTTCGGCAGACCCATTTAGCGAAGGAAACATTTAATGTTCGGCGCTCCGTTTTATTTCAGTTTAATGCGCAAATATGTTATCCTTATGGGTACTTTGCTTAATAATATTCGTATTACCAGAACGGATAGCTCTGGTAATACAACTGCACTTCTTAAAGTTCCAATTACATATGGACCAAAAGACAAAATGCTTGCTCGTATTATGCAGGATCCTGCCTTAGACAGAGGAACTGCAGTAGGTCCATTACCCATGATTTCTTTTGAGATGGGTGAAGTCAAATATGATGGTTCAAGAAAACTAAACACTATCGGAAAAAGCGTAGTTAATACTGCTATTGCTGGGTCTCCTAGCAAATTGAAATATCAATACAACCCAGTTCCATATAATATTTCTTTCAAGGCATTTATCTACGTTAAGAACGTTGAGGATGGAACTAAAATCATGGAACAAATCCTTCCATATTTTACTCCAGATTGGACTACCACTTGTAATCTAATTCCGGAAATGGAAATTACAATGGATATTCCTATTATATTAACAAATATTAATTACGAAGATAAATACGATGGAGACTATAAAGATCGCAGAATGATCATATGGTCTTTGGACTTCGTATTAAAGGGGTACTTCTATGGACCTGTTAAAAAATCTGGTATTATTAAGTTCATCAATACTAACTTTTATATACCTCAAGTCGCAGATGGTAAACTCTCAGATGCAGTTGGCAACACTGAAATCGCAGAAAAGATCACGATACAACCAGGATTATCGAACACAGGAGTGGCGATAAACTGGACTGGTGGTCCAAACACAAGCACTGGAACTATACCATATACTGAAATTGAAGCTGATGATGACTACGGTTTCATTACTATGATTTATAACAATGATGAGATTTAATGAGCGAAGAAGATAAAGATCCAATCGGGAAGGCTCTCGGTCTTCCTGCAATGACGTTTGAAAAACAAGTTGACGATTTAATAGCAAAGGCTCACGATGATTCCGCAAGGAATGATTTCGAAGCGGCACGTGCTAATCTCTACGAAGTAATCTCAACAGGTCAAGAAGCTATGGACAAGCTAGCAGAAATAGCTGGCCAGTCTCAGCATCCACGTGCGTTCGAAGTTTTGGCTAAACTTATGGATACAATGGTAAGCACCAACAAAGAATTGCTGGAACTTCAAACCAAAATTCGTGAGATTGATGCTAAAGATTCTCCGATCAGCGAGAAAGCCCAGACTATTCATAACAACCTATTCGTTGGCTCTACAGCCGAATTGCAAAAAGTTCTTAAGGAAATGAAGAACAATGAATGATTTGAGTGGTGGTTATAAGGGTAATGTTCTTCTAAAGAAAACAAATCAGAATATTGAATGGACTCCTGAATTACTCCAGGAATACGTTAAGTGTCAGAACGATCCCGTATATTTTACAGAAAACTATATGAAGATTATCTCGATCAACGAGGGTCTTACTAGCTTTCATATGTATGAATATCAGAAGGATATGGTTAAATCCTTCAAAGACAATCGTTATACGATCGTTACTACGGCTCGTCAGGCAGGTAAGTCAACTACTACCTGCGCTTTTATTCTTTGGTATATCATTTTCCATGCTGATAAAACTGTCGCTCTACTAGCCAATAAGGGCGATACGGCTCGAGAAATTCTTGGTCGTGTCCAGCTTGCCTACCAGCATCTTCCTAAATGGCTTCAGCAAGGCGTTGTTGAATGGAATAAAGGTTCATTCGTTCTTGAAAATAACAGCCGTGTTTTGGCTGCTGCGACTTCTGCTTCTGCTATTCGTGGTTACACCATCAACCTTCTATTCATCGACGAAGCGGCGTTCATTGAGAACTGGGATGAATTCTTCACCTCAGTTTACCCTACGATTTCTTCTGGTTTGGATTCTAAAATTATTCTAGTTTCCACGCCGAACGGTCTAAACCACTTCCATGCTACTTGGGCTAACGCTCAACTTGGTAAAAATGGATATCATCCGATCTTGGTTCACTGGACTAGCGTTCCAGGTCGAGACGAAAAGTGGAAACAAGACACTCTTGCTGGTATGAACTTCGATCTCGAGAAGTTCGATCAGGAATATAACTGTGAGTTCTTGGGTTCGTCAGGTTCGCTTATTGCTGGTTGGAAACTGAAAGAACTAGTGGCTCAAGCTCCTATTCTACAAAAAGATGGACTTACACAGTTTTTTAAGCCAGAAGAGGGTCGCATATATATGATGGTCTGCGACGTTTCTCGTGGTAAAGGTTTGGACTATTCAGCTTTTCAGTTAGTTGATGTTACTAAAATGCCTTATCAACAGGCGGCGGTTTATAGAAATAATAATATCACTCCAGTCGACTACGCCGACGTTATCCACCGAGTAGCAAAAGCCTATAATAATGCTTCTGTTCTGGTCGAGGTAAACGATATCGGCGAGCAGGTTTCTCACTCGCTTCATTATGATTTTGGTTATGAGCATATTTTGTTTACCGAAAACGCTGGTCGATCTGGAAAAAGAATCACTGCTGGTTTCGGTGGAACGAATGTTGATAAGGGAATTAGAACTACCAAAATCGTTAAGTCAGTCGGTTGTTCGATTTTAAAACTTCTGGTGGAACAGAATCAGCTTATCGTCAACGAAGTAAACACTATCAGCGAATTAGGAACCTTTTCGAAAAAAGGAAATTCCTATGAAGCTGAACCAGGAAAACACGACGACTTGGTAATGTGTTTGGTTCTTTTTGCTTGGTTGTCAGACCAACAATATTTTAAAGATTACACTAATATTAACACCCTCAATTCTTTGAGGGATAAAACAGAAGATGATATGGAGCAGGACATGGCTCCATTTGGTTTTATCGACTCCGGTAGAGACGATTTTATCGAAGAAGATTATGAGAAATATGTCCCTGATGCCTGGATGTGGAACACCCCTGACATGTTCTAAAGAGGCTTATTTTATAAATATAATGAAATAATAACCAAGTTCTCGCAATAGGGAGATATAGAGATGGCATTTCAACTAAGCCCAGGTGTTAACGTATCAGAGATCGATCTTACAACAGTCGTTCCAGCAGTAGCCACTTCAGATGGCGCTTTTGCTGGCGTATTCCGTTGGGGTCCAATCGGCGAAAGAGTACTAGTCGATTCCGAAAATCAGCTAGTAGCAAGATTCGCAAAGCCAACCAATTTTAATGCTGAGACTTGGTTCACAGCTGCTAACTTCCTTTCATACGCCAACCGTCTATGGGTTTCACGTGCCGCTAATACTAGTGGATCAACTCCATGGGCATTGGCTGTTGGTAATACTGCAATCAATGCTTACACTATAGCTAATTCTACTTCTCTTAATAATATTGAAGTTGGAATGTATGTAACACAGTCTTCAAATAATACTGTTAGACCTGCTGGAGAAAACATCACAGTTCTTTCTAAGAACACTTCAGCTATCGTTCTTTCTGCAAATCCATTAGCAAACGGTATTACTTCTTTCTATTTTGGTCGTCCTGAAACTGCTTATACAGCGGTTGCATTCGATTCTAATACTGCTTCTTCTAACGGTATTGTCGCTAACCTAGTTAATCAAATCGTAAAAAACGAAGAACATTATCTAACAAAAGATGGTCTTTTTGATTACGATATTACCTATGTGGCGAAATACCCAGGAGCTCTTGGTAACTCTCTAAGAATTGGTGTTTGTGATAACGCAAGCAGCTTCCAGTCAAACATTGCTGTTACTAACTCTTCTATAACTACTATGATTGATTTTAGAGTTGGCTCTAATGCAGGTCTAGTTATGTTCACAGGAACAACTAACGCTTCGGCTAATGCTGTTTCTGCTCTAATTTCTGTTGGCGATCAGATTCTCGCTGGAAATGCTTCTATTGGTATGCAGTATCTACAGGTTACTGGTGTTACTGTTTCAAACACTTATGTCTTGAACGGCAACGTTGTAGCTAATGCTTCTGTTACTGGTACTGATACAGACATCAATAGCAATACTGGATTCATTACAGCTTCTGGACACCCATTCAGTAACGGTGAAACAGTTGTTTACGCTAACGCTGCAGGCAATTCTGAAATTACTGGTTTGACTTCAGGAACTAACTACTACATTGTTCATGCTAATAGTTCTGGATTCAAACTTTCAACTACTTCATATGGAAGCGTTGTTAGCGTAACAGCAGCTGCTTCGAATGCTTCTGGAACATTTGTATCAAACACTAATGTTCTAAAGATTAATTTCGAAGACCCATATAGACTTCGTGAGAATTATGTTTCAAACACAATTCAGCGTAATTGGGAGTTCTTCAACGTTGTTGAAACTGCTCCAGGTCAGTCAGATTGGCAGCTTTATAACGGTAACACTTCTGCTCACGACGAACTTCACGTCGTAGTTGTTGACGAAGACGGTTTGTTCAGCGGAACTCCAGGTACAGTTCTAGAAACTTTCAAGGGTCTATCACGTGCTACAGACGCAAAGACTGCTGACGGTACATCTAATTATTATAAAGATGTAATTAATCAGGTTTCTGAATATGTTTGGTGGGCTCATGACCGTTCACAGGCCACTTCAAATACTGGTCTAAACCTAACAAATTCTTCAGCTACTGCTCCGTTGAACGCCAATTTCTCACTAGGCGCTGACGGTCTTAATGAATCTACAGCAACTCTGTCAATTGTCGGTGCTGCTTATGATTTGTTCCAATCAGCAGAAGATATCGATATCAGCCTAGTTCTTCAGGGTAAACCAATTGGTGGAACTACTGTTGTTGGTGGTCAGACAATCCAAAATTATCAGCTAGCAAATTATCTAATCGATAACCTAGTTGAAACAAGAAAAGATTGTATTGTTCTGATTTCACCAGACAAGAATATGGTTCTTAATAACCTTGGTAACGAAGCATCAAGCCTAAAGAACTGGAGAAACGCTCTTCATAGTTCTTCATACGCTGTGATGGATTCAGGTTATAAGTATCAGTATGATAAGTATAACGATCTATATCGTTGGGTTCCGCTCAATGGTGATATCGCTGGTACATGCGTACGCACTGATAACACAAACGACGCTTGGTGGTCGCCAGCTGGTTACAACCGTGGTCAGATCAAGAACGTAATCAAACTTGCTTGGAACCCACGCAAGGCTGAACGTGATGTAATTTATTCAAACGGTATTAACCCAGTTGTTACTTCACCTGGACAGGGAACTGTTCTATTCGGTGATAAGACTCTACAGGCTAAACCATCTGCATTCGATCGTATTAACGTTCGCAGATTGTTTATCGTTCTTGAAAAGGCTATCTCTGTATCTGCTAAGTACTCACTATTCGAGTTCAACGATGCATTCACTAGAGCACAGTTCAAGAACCTTGTAACACCATACCTAAGAACTGTTCAGGGTCGTCGTGGTATCACTGACTTCCTAGTTGTATGTGATGACACCAACAATACTCCACAGGTTATCGATAGTAACCAGTTTGTTGGCGACATCTATATTAAACCTGCGAGAAGCATCAACTTCATCCAGCTTAACTTCGTTGCTGTTCCTTCTGGAGTACAGTTCTCTGAAGTTGTTGGCAAGTTTTAATAAATAGATAAAACTCAAAGGAGTAACTAGATGCCATTTAATATCGCAGCTTTCAAATCAAATGGTCTGGTATATGGTGGTGCCAGACCATCCCTCTTCAATGTTTTCCTATCAGTTCCTGTTGGGATTGGCATTGATTTGGTTTCAGTAGACAAGTTCCGCTTCGTTTGTCGTGCAGCGGAACTACCAGAATCAACAGTAAGCTCAATCGACGTTCCATATTTTGGTCGTAAGGTTAAGGTTGCTGGCGAAAGAACTTTCTCTGATTGGTCAGTAACTGTAATGAACGACGAAGATTTCGCTGTTCGTTCTATGTTCGAAGCATGGTCAAACGCTATCAATCGTATGGTTGCTAACGTTCGTGATCCAGCTGTCGCTCAGGAGCAGTATAAAGCCGATCTAGAAATTATTCAGTATAGTGTCGATGGTTCTGACATTCGTTCTTATCTTCTAGTTGGCGCTTTCCCAACTGCTATTAGCGGTATTGGTGTTGACTGGAATTCTGCAAACGCAATTGAAGAATTTACTGTCGCATTTGCTTACGATTATTGGGTTCCAGTAATTGAGGCTTCCGATAAGAAGGCTGGTGGCGTAAACCTATATGGTCCGCAGTCAGTCATCGACGGTCCAAACGGTCCATCGTAATATTATAAGTATAAGATGAAGAGGGGAGTAACTCTCCCCTCGTTTTTTGGAGAAATAAATGGCAGAATTTTTCGGTTTCGAATTCCGTAAAAAAGTTAAAGAAGAAGAACTCCCATCCTTTACCCCACCAAGTAATACGGATGATGGAGCAGTAGTCGTATCTGCAGGCGGTGCATTCGGAACGTATGTTGACCTTGATGGTACAGTAAGATCAGAAGCAGAACTTGTTACAAAATATCGTGAAATGTCTCTGCAGCCAGAATGTGACGCTGCTATTGACGAAATTGTTAATGAATCTATTGCGATTGACGAAGAGCATGTTGTAACTATTAATCTAGACGATCTTAAAATTGCAGACAATATTAAGAAAATGATTACTGATGAGTTTAATTATTGTCTTAATTTGTTAGAGTTCAACAAATATGCTTATGAAATTTATCGTCGTTGGTATATCGACGGTCGTTTATATTATCATGTCGTTATCAACGATAAAACGCCAAATGAAGGTATCAAAGAACTTCGTTACGTTGATCCACGTAAGATCCGTAAAGTCCGTGAAGTTCAAAAGAAACGTATTCAAGCCAATAATCCTGGCGATGCAGTTGTAACTAAGACAGTCAACGAATATTTTATTTTCAATGACAAGGGTTTCAACTTTGGTAATAAGGCAGTTGGTCCATCAACCACTGGTTTGAAGGTCGCAAAGGATTCAGTTCTACATATTGTGTCAGGTCTTACTGACAATCAGGGAACGATGGTTCTCTCATATCTACATAAAGCAATCAAGCCACTTAACCAGTTAAGAACATTGGAAGACGCTCTAGTTATCTATCGTCTTGCTCGTGCGCCAGAACGTCGTATTTGGTATATTGACGTTGGTAATCTTCCTAAAATGAAGGCAGAGCAGTATGTTCGTGACATTATGGTTAAGCATAAAAACCGTCTAATTTACGACGCACAGACTGGTGACATTCGTGACGATCGTAAGTTCATGACGATGCTTGAAGACTATTGGCTACCACGCCGTGAAGGTGGTAGAGGTACGGAGGTTACTACCCTACCAGGTGGCCAGACACTGGGACAAATGGACGACGTCCTATACTTCCAAAAGAAGTTTTTACAGGCGCTTAATGTTCCGGTGTCAAGACTTAATTCAGATGCTTTGTTCTCTATCGGTAGAGCAACAGAAATTACAAGAGACGAACTTAAATTCGAGAAGTTTGTTGTTCGTCTAAGAAACAGATTCTCACAGTTGTTCCTAAAGCTACTTGAAAAGCAGTTAGTTCTTAAGGGTGTAACAACGGTTGATGATTGGAAAATGCTAGCAGCAAATATCCGTTTTGACTTCTCATCAGATAATTATTTTGGCGAGCTTAAAGACGCTGAAATGCTTAATGGTAGAATTCAGCTTGCTGCTTCAATGCAACCAATCGCTGGTCAGTATTATTCACATCAGTGGATTCGTAAGAATGTTCTTAAGCAGACTGATACTGATATGAAAGAACAAGACGGTCAGATTGGTAAGGAACAGAATTCTGGTGAATCTAGATGGATTAATCCAACTATTCTCAGCAACGAACAAATGGCAATGCAAACTGATATGATGGAACAACAAGGACAGCAAGGATTGCAGCCTGGAGTTGAAGGACAAATGGGTGGACCAGACCCAGAAACTCAGCAAAGAATTGAACAAGTTCGTCAGGCTGAAATTATCGTCGATCAGATGAAGAAAATGCCAAAGGGCAATAGAACTATGGCTGATGAAGCCAAATATAAAGCGGCTGTTCAAGTTATCGCCAAGAATCCAGGTTTAACTACAAAGGCGCTAGCTGGTGGTGCGCCGCAACAACAACAGTAAGGTGAGATGTAATGTCAGAAGATAATAAATATGGAATAAATGATTTAATTTCTGCAGCTGTTCTTCAGAAACCATTAGAGTTCGAAACAGCGTTTGCTGATATTGTTACTGATAGAATTAGAACTGCAGTAGAAAATAAAAAAATCGAAGTCGCTCAGCAGCTTTATAATTATGAACCAGAAGCTGAAAATGATGATGAGTTTGGCGCTGCTGATATGGACGTAGACAACTCAGAGGAAGAAGAAAATGGCGAAGCCGCTTAGAGATATTACAAAGCATGGTGTAAATGCTAGTAAAGAAGTACCAAACGATCTAACAAATCTCGCCATGTCACCTGAAGGTAACAAGGGTGAAATTGAGTTTGCAAAGAAACATAAAATTAGCAGAAAAGAAGATCCTGCTGGCAATGGCGACGAAGTGTTCAAAGGTAGTAACATAAAAGTTGCCAAATACGACAAGCAAGACGCTAAGGTTTACGAAGAAGCCGAAGAGGAGCTTGACGAAAAATATTTGGGTTTTAAGAAGCTCAAAGCATCTATCGCTGCCAAAGGCGACGTTAGAGATCCAGGAGCCGTTGCTGCTGCTATTGGGCGTAAGAAATACGGCAAAGAAAAGTTTCAGGCAGCTGCTGCCAAGGGTAAAAAATTAAGAGAAGCAACCTCTAAGTGCAATCATACTGGTCTTGGCGTTATGTGCGAAATGCATGGCACAGAAAAATGCCCTCCAGGTATTGAACCAAAAGACATTCCAAAGTTTGGTCAGAAAGTTTTA